CAAAGCAGGCGACGACTTTCATTGATTTTATTTTCTTATAAACATCAATAGAATTCACGGATACCACGGTGTTTCCAATGAAACCCTTAGCCTCAATGCAGCATTTTAATGCCTGCTCAAGTGAATCTCCGTAAGCATATCGCTCATTGATATTTATGCGCTCACGTTTAGAGATAACCTCAAGAATCTGAGACTTTCCAGCGCCGCATGGCGCGTAAAGAACACATGGCAGATCGCTTTTTTTGATATGACGCTCTAGTGCTTCAAGTTGTTTTTTGGTATCGAATTTCATTTTGTTTTCTCCTAAGCAGTATAAACAGGCACTGTGCCTTTTCTTTCCATCACTCGGCCACTTTCGACCGCCTTCCTCAGCGCTTCGCGGATTTTCTCTCTACCCTCTCCGCGCTTCTTGTAAAACTTAAACGGGCTGCCTTCTTTGCGCATCAGTGCGTGACAAATGTTGTCCTCGGTAACCGGATGCCGTTGTCTTTGCACGTATTCATAAACGCATTCGATTTCTGGATTTTCGCCGAATAAATTATTTTCTGTTGAGATCTTCGCCACACCTTCAAAAATTGACTGGATTGCAAAGTAAGCATCTCTCACAACTTCCGCAGGAATTGGCGTCAATTGCTGATATGGCGCCGTGTTCATTACGTGCAATGTCGCAGATGTTTTCATGGTCAAAATATCAAGCTTTGAGCCCATCGAGTCTAAAAAGCTGTTGCTTATGCCTCGGTTTCTTGCCTGTCGCTCAAAAAGAGACTTTACGGCCTCAATCACAACCCACGCTGACGGCTCAAAAGTCAGGCGAATCAGGCCACCTAGGGTTTTGTCCTCAATTTTAGCTCGCTTAATCGCCAGCTCTTCCATTTTCTTGTAATACTGCGTATAGGCTGGGCTTGGCTTGTTTTCAACCGATCGCTCAATCATTGTTTTTGGCGCGTCACATCGACCAGCAATAATCCCCTTGATTGTGTCAGTGTCCACGTCAGAGAATCTATCTCTGTAGCCTATTAGATCATCCTCTCGAATCATCAAGAAGCGCTCAGCAAGTCCAGATGTGCCAGCAGATTTGAGCACGGTTTGAATTGTCCCTTCCTGCGAAAGACAGAAAATCCCGCCGTATGGTTTTCCGTGGAATACAACACGGTCATTTGACGCTCGCTCGCTTGATGAGTGTTCACCGTTGAACGCTGAGTTAATCACACCGTCAACGCTTCGACCTTCCGAATACAACCCGCCTAGCAGTGTATCCGTAAGGTTCTGCTCAGTACCTGCCGCCATGAAAAAACCACCGTAGCGGCTCATGACCTTCTCAAGAGATTGCGGCGTTGCGTCTGTGATTGGAGTCGGCACATCGAGCAGGTTAGCAAGTGCTTTCAGCTCGTTTGCGTGCGCCCCCTTGTCTGTTGCCTTTTCCGTTGCCGCGATCTGCTTTTTGAGTGAGTTGCGCTCAAAAGCTATCTCGACGTTAAGCTCTGCCGCTTTGTTAACATAGCCAGCATACATCTCTTTCATGATTCGTGACTTTGACGTCCCTGACGGCTGCTCAGCGATGCCATAGAGCGGAATTGGCAGAGCGTCACCGTCTGGATAGCAAACGCTGTAAACGCTCCCCACAGCATGGCTGGCCACAACTAGAGACGTCAGGCACGCGGTCTGTAGCGGGAACATGATAATGTCAGCCCTCTCCTTGGCGCACATTCCAACCAAGTGATTGGTTAGAAAAGGGCTTATCGTTGCGCTCGGCTTTGTATCCTTCATCACTTCACCCGCTTAACGTACATAACGCCGTTTACAGTCTTAGTTGCGAACTTCTTGCCTGAATTGCTTCCATAAGCATGGACGTAGCTCTGTAATGACGGGTCGGCTTTGATTGGCTTATCACCAACCTCAAGATATTGGAAATCGTGTTTCTTTCTAGGTTCAAAGTCGAAATCTTCCATATTCACCTCGCTTTTTTGTTTGTTCGAGTAATCTACTCTCAAATGGTCTTTGCGTAAAGCGATTATGCATTAATTGTGTGAAATCGGTCACAACTCTGCCTGAATCTGTAATTTACATTTCAACTGTACAAAAAGTGTAAATTGTAAGCTCATGATAAATAAACAAAAAACGGCAGTTTCTACAGTTTGTACAAATTTACACTCATCACCATGTTCCCACGTTCACCATCTCTTATATCTCTATATAAAAAATATAATAGGGTATATATATTGTATTATTATTATTATAAGAGTGAAAAATCATTATAAATCAATGACTTACATCTTACAGTTCAATTTACAGAATTTACAAATTTGTCTAAAAAGCCTTATAAATCAATGGCTTGCTTCTTACAGTTTTTGTACAGTTTCATTTTTGATTTACACTTTGCTGGTTTTTTGGTGGCTCTCATTGCTTCCACCACACCTTTTGCGCAATAATGTTCACATCAAAAAACAACAACCAAGGCTAGATATGAAAAACATAACCGTGTTGGCTATCGTGATTGCTGTAGCGTTTATCAGTGGTGTCACGTCTGCCGTGGTGGTTTCCAAGCTGAATCAGAAGGCGGAGGAGATCACATCAAAACTCGAAGAAATCGACAGCCGTAGAAATGCGCAGTATGGCATTATGAAATCTTGTATAGCTAATCCAAAGAAATGCGAGGGCAAGTAGTTATGCCTGAAATGGATTTAGGATCGCGAGTTTTTGTGTTAGAATCGAAGCAAGAGGAATACGACCGACGCCAGCGTGAGCAAGAAGAGCGCCAGCGTATTCAAGAGGATTTGATTCAGAAGCTTGCTAACAACACTGCAGTGATGAACAACACGCTCACGATGTTGACTGACCAAGTGATGCCGAAGGTCACTGCGATGGAACAGCAAGTTATTAAAAACACATTGATTACACAGACTGTAGCGTGGCTCGCTGCTGCTGTGGTTACTGGCGGAATTGCTTCCGCATTTGCATTAATTTCATAAGAGAGGATTTATGGCTGAACTTTGGGAAGTGGCGAGAGGGCCCGGGCAGCCTCCTAAATTTAGTAGCCCGCAAGAGATGTGGGGAAGAGCTGTTGAATACTTCAAATGGTGCGGAGAGCATCAGATCATTGAAGAGCGCACCGGATTTTATCAAGGTGAAGCGACTTCAGCCTTTGTTGGACACAAGCGCCCAATGAGCATAGCTGGCTTGACTGTCTTTCTTGGCATTACTCGCCAAACTTGGCTAAACTACAAGCAAAAGGATGAATACTTTGAGGTCACGGCTCTCATAGAGTCAACTATGTTCGAGCAGAAATTCTCTGGCGCTGCTACAGGTCAATTTAATGCGAATATTATCGCCCGCGACCTTGGACTGGCAGACAAACAAGACCTTTCATCTTCTGACGGCTCAATGAGCCCTAAATCGTTCTCGGATCTATATGGCAAGCCTAAATCCAAATCTGACTGATTTCTGGTTTGATGGTGAGCCATGCGATGAGAATTTCATTAAGGTTCGCCATCGTGTTTTGTATGGCGGACGGGCTTCTTCCAAGTCTTGGGAGTTTGCTGGGATGGCCGCTTACATTTCGGCAAATTACCGCACAAGATTTCTTTGTGTTCGCCGCTTCCAGAACAAAATCAAGGAGTCGGTTTACTCGCTAATCTCGGCGCAGATAGAGCGCTTTAAGTTTCCCGGCTTTGATATTCAGGCCGCGAACATCTATCACGAAAACGGAAGTGACTTTTCATTTTACGGCATAGAGCGCAACGTTGACGAAATTAAGTCATTTGAGGGCGCTGATGTGCTTTGGATTGAAGAGGCGCACAACCTTACAAAAGATCAGTGGGACATTCTTGAGCCAACTATTCGCAAGGAAGGCTCTGAGATTTGGATTTCGTTCAACCCAAGGCTTGTGACAGACTTTGTATACCAGCGATTCATCGTCAACACGCCAAAGAATACCCGAGTTCGCCTGATTAATTACGACCAAAATCCATTCATCTCAAAGACGATGATCGAGGCCATTAAAGCCAAGCGAGAAGAAGACGAGGATGAGTTTCAGCACATCTACATGGGTGTTCCGCTAACTGATGATGACTTTGCGATCATTAAGCGCTCTTGGATTGAGGCCGCCGTTGATGCTCATTTGCACCTTGACATTGATATGGCTGGAGCTGAATGCGTTGGCTATGACGTTGCTGATAGTGGTGATGATAAAAACGCAACAGTCAAAGTTAACGGCTCAATTTGCGTTGCTGTGGACGAATGGAAAGGTAAAGAGGACGAGCTCAGGGAGTCAGCTTTGCGAGCATGGAGTCACGTTGGTGCTAATGGGTTCCTAGTTTACGACTCGGTTGGCGTTGGTGCTCACGTAGGCTCTACGCTTCAATCTGTCAATGCTGGCAATCGTTACTTTAAATTCAATGCTGGTGGAGCTGTTGAGAATCAGCACGATTTCTACATGCCCGGCATTCGCAACGGTGAGAAGTTTGAAAACCTTAAAGCTCAAGCGTGGCAAAATGTTGCTGACAGGTTTCGCAACACTTACAACGCGATCAACAAGGGAATGAAATTTGAACCAAGCCAACTCATTAGCATTTCAAGTGAGATCAATGGCCTTGAGTCGCTAAAGTTTGAGCTTGCAACGCCTCATAAGAAGTTCAGCAAGCGCGGGCTTGATATGGTTGAGACAAAGGACGAGCTAAAGAAGAGGGATATTGCATCGCCAAACAAGGCCGATGCTTTTATCATGGCGTTTAGCTTGCCACTTGTCCGCAAGGTTGCAATCACCCGCCCAAGAACAACCTACGGTTACTAAAAACAAACCCCTCAATTGAGGGGTTTTTGTTAGATCTAATCTTACTAGTTTTTAAAATATCAAACTTTCAATAAAAGATTCTAAAGATTCAGTATCGCGTGGACCTTCAAATTCATATCTCAATCTATGGCAAATAACGTCCTTACAATCTTCGCGGACTATCTTTATTAGCTCTTCAATATCAAAATCTGAAACATCGTATCGATCAGATGATATAATTTTTTGGTTATCAAACCACTTGTCAATTTTGCTCATAAAACCCTCCATATTTGGTTAAACTTAATCATATCCGAAAACAGTGTTAGAATATGTGAAACACATCACGAATTAGGATCCGAAATGGCATTTAGTACAATCACGCACATAGAGCATCAGCTTTATCGGCAGCAGTGGGAGCTGAACAAGGACGCAAGTCGAGACTTGGTTAAGCAGCAAAAGACCAAGTATTTGCCGATGAATAACTTGCCGGACTCTGCGCTGACAACGCCTGAAAACGTGCAGATGAACGAGTTTATCAAGCACAAGTACAACACGCAGATTTGGCCGATGAGTGTCTTTTACAACTTCACTCGTCCGACCATTGGTGCGTGGGTTGGCTTGATTATGGCGAAAAAGCCGACCATTTCATTTACAGATGTTGAAGATGGCGAGACGAAGCTCGACTACCTGCTAAAGAACGCAGACGGCGGTGGTAATGGGATTGTTACGCTTGCAAAGCTTGCACTAGAAGCGACCATTGAGACTGGCGGAGGTTGCTTTTATTTATCACCACCAAGTGGCGGCATGACTGAGCAATCTATCCGTGATGGCTCGTCGGCTCCTTTCATCAAATACTACGACCGCAACAATATTCTGAATTGGGAAACGAAATTCGTTGGCGGTCGCAAGCAATTGACATACATCAAGTTGCGCGAGTGGGAGTTTTATTCGAAAGAAGACAGTTCGGAGCGCATCGAAAAGCACATTGAGTTTTTCTTGATTGATGGCGCGGTGACTTACAAAGTGACGCGCGATAAAGGTTACGAGGATGCTGGTTATCCTGCCTTGGAAGAGGGCGCGTTTGTTGTAAACAGCAAGCAAGTCAATTCAATTCCTGTGTTCTGGTTTGGCGCTAACGACAACGACGAAAGCGTAGACCCTGCGCCTATCACGCCAATTGCCGCGCTTAATGTGCTGCACTACGTCATGTTCACGCGAGATATGCATCAGCGATACGATGCAGGGCAGGCGCAATATCACATTGACCACGGAACTCAGCAGCAGGTTCAGATTGCTGACGAAAACGGCAAGCTAGTTAGCATTGTCGAATTTATGAACCCTGGCGGCATTAAAATCGGCTCTAGCGCTGCAATTCACACAATCAATGGTGGCAAAGCTGAAATCCTGCAAGCCAAGACAGATTCATTGCTCGCAACGGCTCCGACTGAAATCGAGGAGCGCGCACAAAAAATCGGTGCTCAGATGTTGGTTGAGTCATCAATCACGACCGCAACCGAGGCTAATTTGTCTTATGGCGCGTCAACATCAAACCTAGTTACCATTGCCGATAACGTAGGCATGGCGCTCAAGGCTGTGATTGAACTTGTTGCTGATTGGGTTGGCTATACTGCTAAGGACAAGATTCAGTTTGAGCTCAACAAAAAACTTGTCACAGTGAGCATGTCTCCGCAGGAAATCCAAACGCTATGGCAAGCGGTACTGCAAGGCGTCCACCCTATGCGTGCGTACTTCTGGCAAATGCAACAGGCTGGCAAGGTTCCGACTGAGTGGACGTTTGAGACGTTCATGGCTGAGATTGAGGAAGACCAAGGTCGAATGGCTCTTGCTGGCGTTGGCACTCCGCAGATGTAAAAAAAGAAGCCCCGAAAGGGGCTTTGTTATTTACTCCCACCAAGTTTTTCTAACCATCTTTGATCGAAGTGTTTCTGTTGTTCCGCAGAATCTGCAGGTTCTTGTTGTTCCGTCTGGCGCTGCGTTATCAACATCTTCAATCCAATCATGGCGCATGTCTGTGTAGGTGCACATGCCTTTTTGTGAGTATTCGGAAATAAACCACTCTGTAACGTCAACAGGGTTTAAAATTGAGTATGCAAAGGTCTGAAACTCACCACAAGCAAGTCTAATTAGCTTTTTTCCGCAAAAGCAATTTTTGTCATCAATAAAACCAAGATGCAGATCGCCACTTTCACTCCTGTACATGCGATAGTAATTCTTTAGGTCTGTATACTTCTTGCCTCTTGCAAATTTTGCTAGGTTTGGTGATGAGTTTGGAAATTCACTTTTTAGTAACTCATACAGTCTAATTGATAGTGATTTTGTCATTGCCATTTTTGGGCTCCTTTGTTTGTTTCACTCATTATCACCAATCCAACTTTTAATTTCCGTGACAAACCTCACAGAACGCAAATCAAACCTTGGTTATATTTAGCTGCACAACAGGAGGGCTTATGGCAATTGACGGCGTAAGAAGCGGCGGGTCAGCGACTCGCGGTAGAGAGAAAGACAGGCGGCAAATTCATTTGCTCAAGCGCAGAAAGCAAATGCGTGACAAAGCGGAAGATTTGCGATTTGAGATTGAACTTAGAAAGGCGATGGGATTATGAAGAGTCAGAAAGCAAGACTGCAGTTCTATTTATGGGTTGAGTGCCCAGATTGCGGAGAGGAAATCGACCTAGAGGCCGATGGCTGCTACAACGATGAAGGTCAGATAAGTAGACCACTATTTAGTGGCGAGTGGGACAAGGCCGGCTTTTCTGTTGTCTGTGATTGCGGATGCGAATTTGAGTTTGAAGGCATAGAATACTAGGGGTGGTTAATTATGAAAAAGCAACAGGTTAGGCCGAGAGTTGATAAAGAGCTTTTTGATGAGGTTGTTGATTATTGCGGTTTTGGAGAGACGTTTTGCGACTCACTCAAGTGGCTAATTAAGAGCTCAAAAAGAAACAAGTCGCTTGTTGATCGAGGCGGCAAGGTTATCCACGAGCAGAACGAGACCATTGGTAAGCTGAACGCTCACATTCGAGATGTTGAAAAGGAGCGCGACGATTGGAAAGATAGCTGCTCAAAGATGTCTGCTGGATTTTCCAAAAAGCTAAATGAGGCTAACTCATTGAGAGTTAAATTCCTTTTCTTGAGTTTGATTGCTGGCTTATCTCTTGGCATTAACGCATGTTTCGCGCTCTGGATTTTCTCATAACGTGAACCACATCACAAACAACAACCAAAACGCCCGTTATAATGCGGGTGTTTGTTTAGATGGAAAAATGAATTATGAAGATGAGTGATTACTTTCCAGAGGCATTTGAAGTTCCGCACAATAATAGTTTTGAGGTGCAAGATTGCCAATGGGTAACTTTTGGTCAAGGCTACACAAGTAGCGCTGAGCAGGATAATGCAATTGAACATGCAGTGCTAAACCACGACCGCCTAACCCAAGAAAACCAGCAGTTGCGGGAGGCTTTGGCGGCATTGGTTGAAACCAGCTCAATGAATGAAGCTGACCTGTCACAGGAGCGCTTGGAGTTTCATGAGGATTCAGAGGCACTGACCAATGCCATTAAACTACTATCCCAACTGGAGGCGAAAGATGAGTGATTTAAAACCGTGCCCGTTTTGCGGTAGCGATAATCTAAGAATTTTTGCTGACGCGATTGATGTAGAATTCAATACAAAGAGTGTAATTTGTGGCAAGTGCTGCGCAAAAGCTCCACTTCATAATTGGAATGCCCGCGCCGAATCACAAGAACTAGCCACCCTCCACCAGCAAAATGCGGAGTTGGTTGAGCTTGCCAAATACTGCGCCGGATTCCTTGGCTCATCCGATGCGCTGGATTCAATGGCGCTTCATTCTATAACTCACCGAGCGCATGAGCTAATATCAAAAATCAAAGGAGACAAAGATGCTATACGATGAAAAAGCAGAGCAATTAAGAGTTGCAATTGAAGAGGCTGAAAGGTTTATTTCAAAGGCTAGAGTTGCACTTAAAGCATGCGAGGGTGAGATTGCCTCTAGATATAACTCAGCAAGTCTTAAGGAAGTGTCGGCAGCAAAAAGAGCAAGCATGGATCTGACTAGATGCCTTGTATTTGTTAGAAAGTAGGAGACAAAGATGCGTAGTGAGACTGATGTTATATACAGCAACGATGGCAATTCGAGCATATTTGCAACCGGAGACAATGAGGGCGTTACCATTTTTACAAGCGAAGAATACAATGATGCTTGTATTGAGCTGGATAAAGAACAAGTTATAGAGCTAGCCCGTCAACTGCTTGAGATGTGTGGGGAGGGTGAATGACGATTCTGCAAATTGCCGTAATAGTAATTGGAACATTAGGTGCTGTTTTGGTTATAGAGACATTGCTAAATATTGTTTGCTCGATATTTGGAGGTTCAGCTAGGGTTTTTACTTCACTGTTAATTATTGTTGGGCTTGTTTTGCTTCTCATCAATATGTAATTCTCTCGCCTACATGCTAAACTAGCCCCAAACAAAGGGGCTTTTTTATGTCTGAAAAACTCAATCAACTAGCCGCACAAGTCGCTCACAGCGTTGACTTGCAGAAGTTGGCTAACTCCATCGCTCGCGGTGAAAACGCAGAATACGACAAGCTGGCGAAGTTTATCCGCGAGATTCTGCTGCAATACGGCACGATTAACTCAAAGAAACTTTACACTGAAATCGTGCGCGAGATTACCGCTGCATTTGCTGAGACTTCTGATAGTGTAACGGCTTCAATGATGAGTCAGATAGATGAAGTTATCCGCGAAGAGATTAACTTTCAGTGGGTAGTGCTGCGCAACATCTCCAAGAAAAAGCCTATCAAGCCGAAGCTTGAAGCCGTATCTCGCGCCATTCTTAATCAGCCACTTGTGCTTAATGGCAAGGGTATGACATGGGAGGAGCGCATTGGCGCGTTCAAGGATGACCAGATAAAAAAAACGAAAGAGATAATCATGGCGGGATGGTCGAATGGTCAAACAACTAGCGAGATAGCTAGAAAGCTCGTGGGATATAGCGGATTTAAGGGCGTTGTTGATATGTCTAAGATTGGTGCGAACTCCCTAGCAAAAGACCTAATCACGCACTGCTCAAGTGTAACCAAAGCAGAACTGGGAAGGCAGAATGACGATATTATCATTGGCGAGCAGGCAATTATTACGCTTGATTCAAATACATCCCCAATATGCAGAGGTTACGGTCAAGGTGGTGGAAAGAAGTGGTTTTATGCTAAGGATGGTAGAAACTTTCCGCGCTCGCCCTATCATTACCGCTGCCGCACCGTTATGATATTCATCGTTGCGCCTGAGTATGATTTAGAGGTGGAAACAACACGACCAGCAGTTGTTAATGGCAAGGCAATTCAGGTTGATAAAGATACTGGATGGTATGAGTTAGCAAAAAGATATCCAGCAATGGCAGAGCATAACTTGGGAAAAACAAGAGCCGCGCTACTTGATGAAATGAGCGCAGATGCGTTTTACAAGGCCGCTTATAATTCTCTCAACGAATATCAAACAATCGACCAGATGGTTAGCCGAAGCAAGAAGGTTGCTAGTTTGTTGGGTGAGTAAAGAAAAAGCCCCAAATGGGGCTTCTTTATTTAATCAAATCGGCAAAGCTAATTGGCTTATAATCTGTATGTTCGACACATGCGTTTATGTATTTTTTGTCTAGATAGATAACATCAGAATTTCCATCAATTGATGGAATATATTCGCCAACCTCTCTGTGATGCAGATGTCCGTGTATGTTGCCTAACTTTCCGCGCATCTCGTTTGGATGGATTGGGCAATGACTAAACCAGTAGTTTCTGCGCGAATATAGCGACATCACATCATCATAAGCGATAACTAGATCGCGCATCTTAATTCCGTTTTCCGTGTCGTGATTCCCGCAAATCAGAAGCTTCTTCGCGCACTTGATTGATGCAATCTTACTAAGCCAATACTTGTCAAATGCAATATCACCAAGAAGAATAAGCGAGTCGCGCTTCTGAATGCTCATGGCTAGGTTCTCGAAGATTACTTCGTGGTGGTGATCTGCGCTTTCAAACCCAGATCGAAACTTATGGATATTTTTATGCCCCAAATGTAGGTCGCTAGTTATCATTAATCTTGTCATTCTTTACCTCCAATCATCAACACTTGCACTATACGCGCCTTGACAAGTATAATCTGTGAGTTACATCACAAATTCACGTGCAGGCGCACACGGCAAGAATCAGGAGATTTTTAATGCCATCACTAACCGAACTATTGACCAAAGCAGGCGTTACAATTCCTGACGGTGTTAACATCGTTGAGCTAGCTGAGTCCTCTGACGAAATCAAAGGCTTGGCAACGGCAAAAAATGATTTGCATCAATGGAAATTGGAAAACAAACCTTTGCTTGATTCACTGCAAGCGAAACAAGCGGAACTCGAAGCAGCAGCAGCCAAGGCGCTAGAAGAGAAAGAGAAGTTGGCAATCCAGAACAAGGATTACGAAACTCTAGCTCAACTTAACGCTGACAAGCTGAAAAAGCTTGAGGAAGGTTTAAACGCATCGCGTGAGCGCACGCAGAAAGCGGCTCTAGAAGCAGCCCAAACGTCGCTGGCGTCTTTGATGAACGACCCGATTTATGGCAAATACTACGCTGAGAAATCAGTGCTGGTTGAGCTTAACGAAATCGGCGAGCCTGTGACCAAGTTCAAATTTGGCGAACAAGTATTCGACAAGCTTGACGACTGGAAATCAGTTGCAGTTAAAGACGAAACAATCGCGAGCAAAATCACCGTTGGCGGACAGTCACAGTCTCCAGCAGCAACAGGTCAAACAGGCGGTCAAGGTGGGCAGCAGCCGCAACAACCGAAACTGTCAAGTGCCACTCAAGGCTACATGGCAAACTTAAAACCATAGGGGTTAACAAATGGCTACTATTCAAATCGCTGATATTTACGATCCGCTGCGCTTTACTACAATGGCACAAGAGCGCCAGATCGAGAAAAACGCTTTTATTCAATCAGGTGTGCAAGTTGCAAATGCTGAGCTTTCCTCTCTGTGTTCGCAATCTGGTTTCACTGGTGACATTGACAACATCAAGCCGCTTGAAACTGGCGAGCCAACGTACACTAACGACAATCCAAACGACAAGATCGTGACTGACAATCTAGGCACTCAGTTGATGAAGTACCGCAAAGCGGCGCGTGCGAAAGCTTGGTCTGCTATGGATTTGGCTCGCGGTATCGGTCTGCAAGATCCAATGATGGGTATCACTAATCGCATTGGTGACTGGTGGGCAACTGACAACCAAAAACGCTTGATTTACTCATTGATGGGCATTCTTGCTGATAACATCGCTAATGACGATGGTGACTTAGTTCACAACGTTGCTACCGATGCGGCAGGCGCGATCACTGACGCGGAAAAAGCATCAGCGCTTAACTTCATCAAGGCGCTTGAGCTTACTGGTGACAATCTGGATCTGATTGGCGCTTTTGCTATGCACTCAAGTGTTTTTTATGGACTGTATGGCCTGAACCTAATTCAAACAATTCGCCCATCAGAAGATGCGATGTTCTACACATTTCAGGGCAAGCGCGTTGTAGTAGACAACGGACTAGTGGTAACTCAAGGCACTAACCGACCTAAATTTACCAGCATTCTGTTCGGCAATGGCGCGGTGCAAGCTGGTGAGGGCAACATGCCTAACACGCTAGCATCTGAACTGTGGCGCGATCCGTCTTCTGGTAACGGTGGCGGCGAAACTAAGCTGTTCTCTCGCCGTACTGACATCATTATGCCAGTTGGATTCTCTTTCGTTGGCACTAGCGTTGCGGCGCAGTCTGCGACCTATGCAGAGCTACAAGCGGCAGCGAACTGGGATCGCGTGTGGGACGCGAAGAATATTCCTATTCGTTTCTTGCAGACCAACGGTTAATAAGCCAAGTCAGGGAGGGTTCGCCCTCCCTTTTTTCAATTAAGGAGTAAGCAAAATGGCAAAACAAGAAATCACTCATGAATCACTACAGGCCGCAATTGTTGAAGCTGAAAAGGCATTGAAAGCCGCTAAAGATGAATACGCAGCGTTCTGCAAGGCAAATCCTTATCAACTTCCAAAGCAGCCAACACTGCACGAACTGCGTAAGATGCGCGATAAGCTTTCACCTGCAACACTGGAAGATCACCAAAAAGCAAACGCAGCAGCAGCAGCAGCGGCACAAAAAGCAGCGTTAAAGCAAGAGCTAAAGAGTGAGGCGTGATTATGAAGCCTATGCAAGCGCTGAAAGGAATTAAGCTCACAGCGAATCAAAGATACAACATTCTTGATGAGTTTAAGGCTCCAATTGTTGCCATTCAAAACCAAAGCGGAACGGTTGCAAATGTAATTTTTAACGACGGCTACCCAATGAGTTTTGGGCAAACTCCGTTCGCGTGGGAGCCGCTATCTCCTCTTTATGGAACGATAGAAACCGACGGCTCTGATGTTGTCATTTTCGTCTAGGCGCATAAAGCGCCTATTTTTTAGGAGATATAAATATGCCATTTTTGGGTGGTGGTTCAGGCTTGCCTCCAGAGCAAGCGGAAGTTTTAAAAAAACTCGCATATGACGAGCAATCAGACACAATCATTGCTGACGCATCGCTGCAAGTGAAGCCGAGCACGGTTTATCTGGGAAGTGCGTTTGGCATGAGCAACGCAGTTCAGGCGGTTGGCTTTCGCTTGGCCGATGGCACTGATGCGCTGTGTTTGGTGAACCGATTTGATAAAGATGGCGGCAGCTACAGTAACCCGAAATTCTTTGCGCTCGGCAAGTCGTCAATGCTTGATATTAATTTAGTTGACACTCAGGTAATGAGCGAGCCAGTTGAAGTCGGCTACACAACAGCAGGGGACAACTTAACTTACTCATTCATGATTAAGCCAGCGGGAGCAGGTAGATTGCGCGCTCAATACTGGCTTGGTGAGAATGACGAAGGCGCCCCAGTTGTTGATTTTCATGTCGATATCACGCAAGACGAAGTTGATAGCGGTCAGCCTGTATTGGTTGAGCCAAACTTCTACGTAATCACTGGTGGAAGCCAGTTGTTTGTGCGCTTCTCTGGAATTCCGCTCAAGGGCAACGGCACGCTACCGTGGTTTAGGAGCAAAGTGTTGCCGTATAAGGAAGTCACAATTAATGGGCACGTTGAAGTAATCACCACGGCCGAAAACGACAGTGAAATATTCATCGGCTGCAAATACATTCCGGACACCACAAATGGCGAAATCAGGCGCAAAGTGCCAATTGAGTTTACTAGTTTCTTTAGTGTAACAGACGCAAAGAAAAACCTGTCAAATACGAAGAAGTGTATCATTGACTTCACTGAATTCGGTCAGGGATTGGTTGAAATGCAACACCCAGGCGACAACCTTGATTTTATGTATGTCGAGAATGACGGCTGGTATCTGGTTGATTATGTCGCAAGTAACATCGTGAGGGTTTAGTTATGGGTTATCAAACTTCAAGACCGACAATTGCAGAAGAGAAAATCTCAAGAGAAGAAGCTGATGCGACATTTCTTAAAGTTCCGCGAGGCCCGGTTGTTCAATCAAGCACAGTCGATTTTAACAGCGCAGCAATGCGCACTCGCATAGATGAGATGTGGATAGAAAATAGCTCATTTACCAATGGGCCAACTGGCGTTAACTCTGGTATCACTTTTTGGGTTTTTGACTGCATACCATACAAAGAAAACAACCACATCCAGAGGCTAAGAAGTGCCGATGCGGATAGCCCATCCGTTGCTGTCGAAACTTGGGAGCGAGTCATTGAGGGTAGCGTGGCGTCACCTCCAACCTCTGTCACAGACTGGCGCAAGGTGGTTTATTCGCGCGGATATGAAGCAAATAAAGTGCTAATTGGGTCGCCCACGGGGATGGATGTTGAAAGTAGCCCTGTAACCAAGGACGAGCTACTTGTGCTGGATGGTGACACGGCTGCGACAGACACAACGCTTGTTGATGCGGACGGAGTTGTTATTAATGACAGTGGCGTAATGAAACAAGTGCCCCTGTCTGGCCTGTGGACGTGGATTGTTAGCAAAATTACTGGGGCGGTCAGCACACTCTTAACTAGCAATGCGAGCGCTAGTAAAGCTATTGTTTCCAATGCGGATGGGAAGCTGACAGCTAGTGTCACCACAAGTGCAGAGCTGTCTAATATCTCTGGAGGCACATCTGCATCAAGTGTAACACTTGTCGACGCTGATAAAGTTGTAGTGAATGATGATGGCGTAATGAAGCAAGTGGCAATGAGCGCTGTCTCTACTTACGTAAATAGTAAATTACCTAGCACTGGTGGTTCAACCACAGGTGGCTACTTATCAACTTCAAGTTCATCTTGGCAAAATGTAACTTCCTCTCAGGATGGCCGGATACTGGTAGACCTTGTGTATAATTCTGGTAACACGCAGATACGCTTACGAACAAAATCTGGTACTACCACAGCAGGGTATTGGTCTAGGATAAACAATAGTAGCGGAGCAGATACTTTTACATTCGGTACTAGCGGCACTACGTTTTCTATTGACCACTATGTAATGACTATATGGCACAGTAACAAAGCCTACAACTTGACTGCGGCTGTATGGCAAACGGGTATAGCAGGGAACTGTATAGTTTCAATCTCACAAAACTAATCAACAGGACAATAACAATGGCACTTCACACGATTCTGCGACACTACATGCAGAAACTTATTCAACATAACAACCGCCACCATCATCGAATTTAATTAAATTGCAAAGAGTGACAAAAAGCCCTCATTGCGAGGGCTTTGTTTTTACCAGCTCATAACTTCAGCGGCAATCCCATCCAGCACAATAAAACTCACAATGCAAAATCCGATTGCTAAAACGATTTTGCCCCAGTCGCGTGCTTCTGCTGCTCGCGCGTCTTCCCAGTGTTGTTCTTGGGCTTCTTTGTCGTATTTGGTGTGGTTCATTGTTTGTCTTCCTCTGCAAGCATTAAGTCAGCAGCGCGAAATGACATTACCTTTATAACCTCACCAACATCATCCATTTCATTTTCTCTAGCAAACTCAGCAAGCTCGCGTATGGAATTTCCAGCCAAAATCCCCTGCATCGCCATAGCTGCAAAGTGTTCGCGCTTGGTTAGGCCTGTGCTGTCGATATGGCTTTTTGTGTAGATAACGCCATTGTGCGTGCTGGTTTCATTTCCTGTATAAGTTGGCATCGCTGGCAAATCTGCATTTTTCATATCTAAATCTCCATTGTTGTCGTTAAGTTAACTCTACCACTAACATAAAGCATTGAATGTGACGTAAGCCACAAAACACCAAAGAAGTATCGAGGCGATAATCTCTGCTTTGGTCATTGTGTTTAGTTGTCGGTTTTTCATTATCGCCACCGATTAGCGCGATCGCGCTTCCTGTCTGATTTGTTTCGCTTAGGATAAAGCTTTGCGTCAAATCCAATCTGGTCATATATTTTCTTGACCTGCCACTCGGTCAGAGGCTCGGATTGAACAGCCTCGCAGCCATCAGTATTAGCCAGCGCGATTGCAAGTCCAACCTGACCAGCTCCTAAAATTGCGACTTTCATAACTTCCACCTAACAATAACGCCTTTCCCATCCGCCGACATGTTACATTGACGCCCTAAAGCAGTGAGCGCATCGTAACGCGCTCGTGCTTCTTCTTTATGCCAAAACCTTAGCTCAATCACACAAACCACCGACTGGCCGCAAATCGACCTCCAGACGCTCCACAAGCGCGTTAATCTCTGCATTGGCACGATTGCATAGGTTATCGTATTCAACCGTCTTTGTGATGATTCTAGCGGCTTCTCGCATCAATTCGCCAGCGATAACCAGATCGCCGTTTTCTGCTTCGGTCATTGCGGCAATGATGAATCCGTCAACTTCCTTTTGCAGCTCGCGCTCTCGTTTTGTTGTGAGCTGTAGGAATTGCTCGTAGTCTTTTTGTTTCATTGGTTGGCTCCTTTATTTGCTCCGAAATAATAACAGCGCCTTTTGGCTGGCGCTGTGAGGTTGGTCACGTTTCTGGGTTAAGTATTAAAGTACTTTTCGCAAAAACCTGTATTTTACAACCATTCATACAGAAAACCTGTATGAAGCATCCTTATGATTCATAAAGGAAAAACGCCGCTTTCTACAGAAAATACCAAAATACAGCCACCCCTACCCCTGCCAGTTGAGTACCCTAAAAAAAAGACTCTCTATAAAAAAAATAATAATAACTGTAATATTGTATTTATATATATAAAAAGCCTATAAATCCTTATATATCAAGGCTTTAGAAAATACAGTTTAGTTGTAATTTCATTGTAAATTTACAATTGGACAGTGTTCGATTTAAAATTGCACTCGAATGCTTGCGCTGGCGCTTGTTTGCAGCTATCTTTTAATCACACGCCGAAACCGTCTTGGTGCTAATGTTTGCAATTGGTGGCGTGTTATTAGGCAGAAATGCCACCCTGATGGCTCTTTGCTGCTCAGGGGTTATTCAGAACGTAGCTCAGTTTGGTAGAGTGGTCGCCTTGGAAGCGAGCGGTCGCAGGTTCAAATCCTGCCGTTCTGACCAGATTCAAAGAGGTAAAATGTCAAAGTCATCACGCAATTACCGACCAAACAAACGAAAAGGCTCGCAGCCGATTCAAACGAAACGCAGCCCAAAGAACAAGCATCGATGGGAAAAGCAAGTTGGTTATGCAGTGCGGATGATGAATAGGGCGTTTTATTTTAAACACAAATCATAGCGCCATTAGCTCAATGGGATAGAGCAACGGAGTTCTAATCCGTGGGTTGTAGATTCGAGTTCTACATGGTGCGCCAAGGTTACATAGCTTAACGGTAAAGCAGCGAGCTTATACCTCGTAACGACAGATAATCGGCTGATACTGGTTCGAGTCCAGTTGTAACCACCAAATCATAGCGCCGTCGGGCAGATTCGCTACCTACACGACCGCTATGGTCTTTAGGCTGTAAAGAAAGCCAGAGACCAACTGAAACACCCGTCTTTATGGCGGGTTTTTCTTTTTGTGAGATTGGTCACGGTAATGATTGGCTCAGGCTGCTAAAGTTGGCTTAAACAAACAATGTGAGTCAAAAAAATGAGCATCGAAAAATCACTATACATCAGTGGAAGCGAAGTTCCTGATTGCTGCTGGAATTGTAAGCATTACGAGTTTGACAGCAAAGACGAATACTCGCCAAACTACTATTTTTGCAAGCTTGGAATCGCAATGCCAACAAAGAAAAAGTCATGCAAAAAGAAAAATTTCACAAAGAAAGGAGAATAAAATGAAACACCGTCACCACGACATGATTTGCGCAAAAGCGGCTAATATGGATTTGGTTGTTTTTTACAAAAATCCAATCAATGGCGAATGGAAAGAGATAAAATCGAATGAAAATTCACTGCCAGAATTCAGTGAGGATTTTGAATACTTCGCATGCATACCCCAACACAAAGAAGCGTGTCTGCATTGGTTGAATGGTGGAATGGTTCAGATAGGTAGAGGCATCGGATGCTTTGTTGACGCGCAGCCGGCACTCGTATACAGCCATAAATGGATTGATACAAAATGGTACACACTTGATAATTACGAATCACGCATCAAACCACGCAAGGAAAAGCGCTGGATTGGCGTGATAAAAGAGCAATTCACAAAAGGTGGGCGGGCTTATTACAAGAACACCGAGTGCTCATACAAGACAATTGAAGACCTAAAGCGCGATGTTCACGCGCCGAATGGATTTGATGACTGGCAGTTCGTTCAAATCGAAATCGAAATCTAACCAAGCCGCTTTCGGGCGGCTTTTCTTTTCCTAAAACTGGCGTATACTTCATGCAGGCTCACCGAGTAGGAGGTGATACATCTCCCGTTGCAGGGTTACGCAACTTGCCGCAAACTGTCGGGATGAGAGATTGTGGTTTTACTTGGAGATTAAAAATGCGAACACTACACTTTAAGCCATCAGAATTTGCTTGCAAGTGCTGCGGAAAGACAATGCAATCAAGCGAGCTAATGGCGGTTCTTGAGCTTGTGCGAATGCACTTTAACGCTCCGGTTACCGTTACTTCATCCTATCGCTGTGAGAAGCACAATGCCGCAGTCGGTGGCGCCAAGTCGTCAAAGCATCTGCTTGGTATTGCTGCTGACATCAAGGTAAAAGGATTTGAGCCAGAAATGGTTTATCAGTATCTGGATTCAGTTTTTCCTGAGCATTACGGCATTGGTGTTTACGACACATTCACTCACGTTGATGTTCGCGCGCTAAAAGCTCGATGGGACAATAGGAGCTAATCATGGTAACACTCATCACGTCACTTTCACTGCTCAAGCTTTTGTGTCATACGCGCATTAGTGCGAGCAATCAACTAATTTACTTAGGGCGGGTTTTATAATGGATTTACTGATTCAAGAGCTACTAACTTACCTTCTGGCAAGTCAATATGCTTCTTACGCTGCTTTGGCAGTGGCTATTTTTTACATTCTTTCGCACATCATTGCGCTGCTGCCGGAGAATGTTTACAACAAAATCCCGCCTTGGCTGCTATCTATCATTAACAAGATCGCGGCAAACTACAAAAACACGCGCAACGCAAAATGAAGCTTGCAGAGCTGATAGCGAGGATTGTCAATGCGATTATCGACGCAATTAACCGCGGTAAAAAAGCTGATGCGGCTAACAATCCCGCTGATGCTATTGCCAATGGTGGCAGCGTGCTCAAGTCTGACAAATCATTCGCCGAGCTGGCCGACGAACCTAGACGTGATCCAGCTAAGTGATGGCGGAATCTGTCTAGATGCTAACTCTGCGATTCGGCTTGCTGAGTTCAAAGCAGAGCTAGAAGCAATGTAAAACCAAAATATTTTAAGGCCGCTTTCGGGCGGCTTTTTTATTTGTGAAGTTCGTCACGGTAATTCTTGGTTTTTAGTGCGATGATTCAGTTACACAAACGACAAGGAAACAAACAATGAAACTCATCAAAAAAATAGCAATCACCACCGCACTGGTTGCATCAACAGCAACGGCAGCAACTGGTGATACTGGAAAGCTTGAGGCTGGAATGACAATTTGCAACAGCCAAGCTGACGCGATGACTTACCGCGAGGCTTTGCAGTCTGGAAATGTCTACAAGGTAAAGGCGATTTATAAGACAAATGATTGCATGATCATTCCAGACGGTAGCGAGGCACACTATCGAGTGCTATCCAGTGAGCTTTTTGGTAATTACTCTGCGATCATTGCTGGGCCATCACTTGACGAGCTCGGCGTGGTTTATTTTGTTACTAACGAATCAATTGGGGTTAAGTGAATGACTAAACAATACAAAATCAGAACAGCAACGATAAAAGACATCATGGACAAAATTCCACCAGAAAAATGGGATGAATGCATTGATGAGATGCGAGTTGCACTAAAGCAAATAAGCGCAACGGTTGATGCAATAAAGTTAATGACCGATGCACTAGCCAAAGCTAGTGGAGAAGTTATAAACCTAAGTGAAGTTGTTCAGTTTCCTGATGAGATAACTTGGGTTGATGATGGGTTGGGCAAAAATACTATAAACATTCGAGATGTTGACTCTGGCGAAATTGCTGGAAGCATTGAACTTGATTGCGGTAGTAAAAAATAAATGTCAAGTCGCGGAATAAACAAGGTCATTCTAATCGGCAATCTTGGACAAGATCCAGAGGTCACATACATGCCTAGCGGTGGTGCGGTTGCCAATATCAGCATCGCAACCTCAGAAAGCTGGCAAGACAAGACCACTGGAGAAAAGAAAGAGAAAACCGAATGGCATCGCGTTGCTATTTTCGGAAAGCTGGCTGAAATTGCTGGTGAATACTTGCGCAAGGGCTCAACGGTTTACATAGAAGGAAAGCTGCAAACGCGCAAATGGCAAGACCAAAACGGGCAAGATCGCTACACAACAGAGGTTGTCGTTCAGGGCTATAACGGCATCATGCAAATGTTAGGTGGTAAACAGGACTCTCAGCAACAGCCCAAGCCACAACAACAAGGCGGATGGGGGCAGCCGCAGCAGCCACAGGCACAGCCTCAACAACGAGCGCCACAACAACAGGCAGCGCCGCAGTATAACGCGCCTCCTGCGGACTATTCGGACGACATCCCGTTTGCTCCAGTTGGATTGCAGCATCCGAAATTGCTTAACTGCATGTAACAAAAAGCCCGCTTCGGCGGGTTTTTCATTCTGTGAACCTCATCACTGAAACAATCAAAAATCCTGCGATAATCACCGCATCGAAACAGGAGATGCAACATGAACGAAATCGAAAAGAAAATTTCAAGCATTGCGCTTGAGCGTCCGCGCCGAGTTGCCGAGGCGCTTTATGCAAACCCAAACTCAACCACGCAAGACCTATCAGAGCTAACTGGCTATCACTCAAAGCGCTGCAATGATTACATCACTGCGCTTTGGAAAAAGTACGGGTTTACAATCGGCGTCCGCGAGCGCCCGCGCACTGAGAATGGCTGCCATCGTTACTTTGAAATTGTCGGCCTTGGCAATGGTCTAGTGGCAATGACCAAAGAGGAGCCGCGCACTTATACCGAAGATGATTTTAAAAAGGC